CTTCTGGGTTAGCCGACTTCAACGCAATTCTTTGCGTGCAAATGATACCCACTTGGTCATTTACTGCAAAAAGCTCATTCAAAACGCGGAAGTTCAGCGAGCGACGATCACCGAAGTAGTGAGAAACGCCAAGGTCACCGAAGACGCAAAGCATGTCAGCCGAAGTTGATGCACCAGCACCCTTCATGGCGTTAACCAAGTTCACTGGGTAGCCAAGCAACGTTGGGCGAACGCCACCAACCAAGTCGGCTTGGCTGTTGCCACCGGCTGCGTTGAGGATGTCGCGAACTTGACCATTCCAAAGCGTTGGGCTCATGTACCACTCGTGGTTCAGGCCACGCTCTTGACCAGCAGCAACAACAGCTGCAGTTAAGTCAGTCAGTGCAAGAGAAGCAACGTCAGCAACCGAGTGAGCAGCAACGTCGCTGTCGCCTTCGATTCCGTCAGCGTACAGAGAAGCGTGTCCGGAGAACAATGCTTCGTCCTCAGCCTTCGCGAAGCTCCAAGCCAAGTCGCGAACGATAGTGTCAGTCATGCTGATCAAGCTGTCTTCGTTGATCTCGGTGCTCATCTTCACAAGACCGGCCATCTTCTGTGCCGTCAAGGAAACTTGGCTGAAAGTCAGGTCCGATGCGGTGATCGCGTCTGCTTCGTTTGGATAGAAGACAGTTGCGTGACCAGCAAGCTTAGGAACGGTCCAAGTAGGAGCACCCATGACGATTCGACGACAAACGTTACGTGCAACGCCGTACTCTTCAACCAAGTTGATCAACTCGGAAGCAAGTGGGGCAGGAACGGTGAATCCACCCTTGTTGTCAGTTCCTTCGCTCTGTGCGGCCATGAAGTCGGCAGCCTTGCGGTCGCCAGCAGTTGCCATCAAGAATTTACCGGCGGTGTAAGCGTCTTCGCTCGATGCGAAAACTTTGGAAGTGTTGTACTTAGCTTGAGCAGGGATAGCCATTTCTACTTTTTCCTCTTGAGGGGCTTCTTCGATTTTAGGTTGAACGTTCTTGGCAGGCTCCAAAGCAGCTGCACGGCGTGCAACAACTTCTGCTTTAGCGGCCTCAAATGCTTTAGCCGAGTCCAATTTGGTCTCTAGCTCTTTTGCTTCGTTGTTGAGAGCAAGAAACTGATCTTGCTGCTCTTGTGATGGCTCGTCACCGTGAATGTCAGCAAGTGCTTCCACTTCGATGCTGATCTCTTCGAGGCGAGCCTGAATCTCTGCAATTTTCATCGCGTTTAGTCCTGTTAGTGGATCTACTAATGTTAGGATAGGCAGGGGATAGTCCCCTGCCGTGATTTGCCCATGTTACACTATTTGGGCTGTCTTGTCAAGGAATACCCTATCTCACTTGGCCTTGAGCCTAATTCGACGGGCAGTTGCCTCCATTTTGGCACGCCAAACAGGGCCAATCGTGCTTGCTTTTGGCTCCTCTTGCAGCTGTGCGTATGGTTTTTTCTTGTTTGGCTTGATCTCGTTAACCTCGTCAACAAGTCCAGCTTCAAGGGCATCCTGTGCGGAATACCACGTCTCAGCTGCCATGATCTCAAGCCACTCGTCCTCAGATTTCTCGCTGCGTGCAGCATATACGCTGGCAATGTCGCGGTCCATCTGCTCTAGGATCTCAACCATCCCCTTAAAATCCTTGGCGTTGCCCATAGCAACGGTCCAAGCTGAGTGAACCATCATTCGGCCAGTGCTATTGATAATCACGTGGTCAGCAGCCGATGAGATCACTGTTGCAATCGAAGCGGCAAGGCTGTCGATGTGAACAGTGACTTTGCCGCTGTAGTTGCGGATCTGGTTGTAGATGGAGATCCCATCGACGACACTTCCGCCCTCGGAATCAAGGTGGATAGTAATGTCCTCACCAGCGTGCTCTGCCAGTGCGTCCATAAAGTCATTAGAACCAATGTGGTTCTCGAAGTCACCAATACCGCCTCGGACGGTGATGGTTCCTTCTTCTGGGTTAGTCTCAAACTTCATCGTTATTGTCCTCTGTTGGGGTCTGATTCTCTTCTGGTAAACCTAGCTGCTCTGCTTCTTCCTCTTGTCCCAGTGTGCTGGTGACGCCGTAATCGTCATCCCCGCCCTCTACTGGGTTGAGTCCGTGAACAGCACGTGCCTCGTTCATGCTCATAATGCCCTGCTGGCGAAGGTTCGCAGTAAGGTTAGCAAGGAACTCGGTGTTGTTTTTGTGGAGCACATTTGCGTCGAGCTTGTACTCGAAGTTCCATGTGTTCTTCTGTCGCTGCGAGAGCAGCTTAGTGTTTGCCTCGTGCTCAATCTTGCTGATCCATCGTCCAAGGCAGTTTGTAATGTAAGCAGACTGACGCTCTGTGACACTCTTATAGCTGGCACCAGTGTTGTCGCCGAGGATGGTCTCAAGCAGGAAAGCAATAGCCATGCTCTCACGCTGGAACATTCTTCCATCTTTGTATGACGCACCGTTTCCATCAGTTGGGAGTACCTTGGCTGTCATGCCTTCCCGGATCATGCCGGTTTTGCCACTCTTTGAAACGCCCTCGTGGGCCTCATTGAATGAGTCAAGGAAGGCCTGAGCTTCTTTTGCCGTGCGGAATGCACCGCGAGGAGCCTCAAGCAACAGGCCCGGACGCCCAGCGTTTCGGAACATGCTTCCAGATGCCTCTGCACCTGCGATGGAAAGCCCGAACTGGTCCTTGAGGAGATCAAGCATTGACTCGCCCCACAGGCCATTGCGGCTGATCCCCATGATGTAGAACACGTCTCGATCTGGGATCTTGTAGCTGCTTCCCTCGATGTCAGACATGCCGATCAATGAAGCGTCATTGATTGAGACGTAGTGCCAACGCTCTCCCTCGTGGATCACAGTCGTGCAATCCTCGGCTTGGAGTGGGATCAGCCCAATAGGCTGCCCTTGGTTGTTTCGCTCGATGTACGCACGTGCGTTGCCATAAAGCAAAGCATCTGACATCAACTTCTCAACCATCGTGAACTTGGTAACAAACTCGTGAGGACGTGCCCAAACTCTGGCACCTGCGTCACTCATGAACGTGTTAACCTCGTCATTCCTCGTCTCCTTGCACTCAAGTGGCATCACTGCCAAGTGACCGCTGATCTTGCTCACGGCGTTGTATACGGTAGGTATGCCCATGACTGTTGACCAGTTAATGGTAATACCAGACGACGATTTGCCGCCATGCACAAGGTCCACTAGCCAGTCTGAAGGGTTGGTCAGACCCGACGAAGCATAGTTAAACATTTGACCAACTTTGCTCACAAAGCTCATCTGATTCCCTTTAGGTTATAAAATATCCACTAGTTCTAGGTGGTGCGTGCATGGCACGGCTCAAGGCCATTGTCATTGCAACACATCCGTCAATCTTCTCCGCAGAGTCTTTTTTCGAGTACATCACTCTCTCGTTTCGATCCTCAATGAGGACCGCGTTGCTCATCATCCAACGCAAACACGGGTTCCCATCGTGAGCGAACCTGCCGTCCTTGATGCACTGCCTAAGTATCGTAATAGGCTCGTTAAACATCCTACAGGACTGCGTCATCGACATTGGAATCAAGCCCTCTGTCTCAACGTATTCGCCAGTCTTTTGTGCCCCAAACGGGTCAAATGCAACCTCCTGACAGCCGTACTCATAGCACTTTCTGACGAGATCCTTTTCAAGTTCTGAGACAGGATACTTGCTCGTGCGAATGAGTCCATCATCAAGGAAGTCAACGAATGGCTTTACAGTTGTATCACGTTCTGAGTCGGTTGCAAGGTATTGCCATGTACGTCCCTCGTACCTGTAAATTGGCTGTGGCTCACTGTCCTCGTCAACTTGCGTAACCTCTCCGGTGTCGAACCTTGCGACAATCGAAAACGAGGCAAGGTCGTCCCGGCCACCGATGTCAACCCCACACCCTAGTGCGTCAGCGTCATTCCAGTCCGATAGCTCGCCCGCACATGCGTCCCACTCATCCATATTGAACGCCGCATCAGTGTTTGTAACCATCTGGTTGCAGTGATACCTACGCCACCTGTTCTCAACCAGCTTGTCTGTCATTGCTGGCAGCATCTGGTCACGAAGGTACTCAGGCTGGCAGGTAACGCCAAGACACGGGTTAGCCTTAATGAAGTTCACCTCGTCGAACACGTCGTCTTCTTCGTCCATCTCGTAGTTCAGGCTGAAGTAAGACTCATCCCTGAACTCATCACGAGCAATGCCGCAGGCGTATTTATATTGCTCTATCCACACGTGAGATGCTGTCGATCCTGCTGTCGTGATAAACAGGATCAGTGGCTGCACACGGGCACCAGAACCTGTCAGCATGGTGTCCAAGAACTCCTTTTGCCCGCCGTCACTGCGAAAAGCGTGAAGCTCGTCGATAGCAACCATGTGAGGCGACAGTCCATCGGCTGGCTTATCGGAGCCAGTGCAGAAGATGTGGCCAGAGTTGTGTGCGTAGGTTATCTGGTGGTTCTTGATCTCACCCATGCCCATGAGGATCTCAGATTGCCTGAACATGCGGCACGCCTCAGCATAGACAACTCGTGTTGCCTGCTCTTTCTTGGTTGCCGCGAGCACAACCTGTGCAACGTTCTCGAACCCGTCTGTCTCCGGGTTTCGGTCAAAGCCAGCCATGAAGTGAGAGATGGCAGCCGCAAGTGTTGATTTTCCTGACTTGCGTGCAACAGAAATAAACGCTTTCCTGAATCGACGAGCATCGGTCTCAGCGTGCTTCCAGCCGAAAAGCGATCCAATGGCAAAGCATTGCCAAGGCAAGAGCGTAAAGGGCTTGCCCACGTCTCGCCCGATGGAGTGACGCATAAGCGTCGGGAAGAAGTTGAGCACGTTGCGGGCGTGCTCTTCGTCGAAGTAGTAAGGGAAATCATCCGACTTTTGACGGTCAAGGTCTCTGAGGTGCCTGTTAACTGCACCAGAGACGGTCTGACAAGACAATATGTCACCACTGACTATATCATTGATATAGCCCTGCATGGATTCGATTGGGTCCTGCCATTCGCTCACTTGCCGCCTAATTTCTTGAGTAGGTCGTCAACAGGTGATCCACTGCCGGCATTCCTTTCTGGTGGTATCATCCTGAGACGAGCCGATGGCGTAAGACCAAGCTCACCTATGAGCTTCAGGTGCGTAGCCATGAATTTATGATAGTTCGTTGTGTGTACGCTGGACTTTCCGTTTCCGCGTTGAGTTTCTGCCTCGATTCCGTTCTTTTGCATGTCCTTAATACACAGGGCCAGTTCACGGTAGTTGAGTGAGAATGACTCAATTAGAATCCCGTCCTGCTCAGTAAGAATCCCCAGTGTCTGGAGAATGTCACAGGTTTCGTTGTATATAGCTAGCGATAGCTCGTCTGCTTGGACGAGGATGCTGGGCGTGGGCCTGCCGAGAACAGTTGGCAGCTCGTCGGGCTTCTTCGTCTTGCCCCCACGGAAAGCTCCCTCCTGCTCACGCAATTTGACTTGCTTTGGCTTGGGCCCACGTTTCATTCCAGCTTTATCCTTACTCTCTATCACCACAACAGGAGAACAGCCAAGTGTGCTACAAGCGTCCTTGACTGCCCCCCATCCTAACAGAAAGCGTCTTTTTTGTCAAGGAATACCCTAAACAGCCCTGTAGTACTGCTTGCCAGAGTCCTTGTCCTCGATCAATTCCACCTGATTGCTCTCAACAAGTTCGGCTATGAGGCTGTCCCTCTCGTTCTTGCTGGTCCACTGTGAAATCACGCTTATCTTGCCCCTCTCGACTCTACCCTTCTTCTGGATAGCCTTGAGAAGCCTCTTCCTGTTGGAGTCCACTTTATTGACGGAAACCTCTTTGCTGCACCTGTCAATAGCCCTTCTTGTCATCTTCTTTATGATCCTGAGAGCCTTCTCCATGTCCTCGCGGTCGATCACGCCGTACTCCTGCGGCCCCTGTCGGCTGCCAGCGATGATCAGAGCGAGTATGTGAGCTTTGTCAGGCAATCTGGCCCAGAGTGCGTCAGCGATGCCGCCAGCGTTGTTCTTGAGCCTGATCTGGTTATCGACCTCAACGAACGCCTCGTAGGCAGCATCCGTGAGCTCCCATTCCATCCTCTCCCTGACAGCAACGCCGTCAGGAAGATTTCCATCGCCCTGCCATGACTTCACCTTCTGCACAATGCTCTCGGTTGGTGCTGGCTTTCGATACCTCCTGCTTAGACGCTTGTCGTACTTTGCATTCTCAAACACCAGCAGGCGACCCATGAGGCCGTCCTGCACGCTCTCGTCCGAGAAACTGGACCAGAACCTCTCTGGGGTGGTCGTGCAGTACACGATGGCGTTCGGGTTGCTAATGACGATATTATTAGCAGCATCTGCCCTTGCATTGGGTTTCCAGAACCTGCTACCAGCCTTGCTGAAAGCCTCCTTGAGTGCCTTGCCAAATCTCTTCATGTGAGACTTGGTGTCGGCCATGTCACCAAAAAGCTCGCCAGCCTCGTCCAGCTGGAACAGCACGTTTGGCTGTTTCTCAAGGATCTTAATGAACCCCTCAGCTGACGAAACACCTTCAGGACCAATGCGATCAACCATGCCCGCCCTGAACAGTATCTCCTCCGTTAGCTTCCTGCCGAAGTCTTTTCCGGCACCAGATGGGGCAAGACCCACGGAGAACGTGCAGGGGACCGCACCATTGTCCTTGATCTCAACTCGCCCAGCCATTGCCGTGGCAACAGTGTTCAATGCACTGGCGAATGCCAGCTCAGGCAGCCAGTCCTTCGACGTGTTCTGGTAGTTCTCCATTATCTCCTCGATGAGTCCGCCAACACGAAGATCATCCTCGGTGAGAGACATCTTCTGATTCTGCCAGCTTTTCTTGACAATAGAGTCGATGTCGTACTTAACCTCATTGACATCGACAACTTCGATAAGCTGATCGTCCCTAGTATTGTCCTCGATCCGCTCGTGGCATGTATTAAGAGAAGAGCGAATGCTTTTGCGAAGTGCCTCAATGTCCTCGTATGGAGGGCTCATTTTCTGCTGGTTGTACAGGAGAATTGAGTCCTCGACCTCCTTGTCTGTCATCTTAAACTTGACCTTTATGTTGCCAGCAACCTTAAAAAGGGAGGTGTTCCTGTTTCCCTTGCCAGAGCCTTCACAGGCATCAAGGTATCTCCAGACGTCACGTTGGCCCCTGTCCTTCCTAGTGTACACCTTTTCAGGGTTCAATTCACGCTTCGTAGGAGCAGGGGTCTTTGCATTAGGGTCAGTGAAGAAACCAACTGAATCCAACGCAGCCTTCACCTTCGTCTGGTTATACGGGCCAAATTTATCGTCGCCCCAGATGTCGCCAGTGACGGTCCAGAACCTGTCTTTGTCATAGACCTCAACCTGACGCTTGGTACCCTCGAACTTTCTCACGCAACCTATCATACCCTCTGGCTTACTGCCGTTCATTGTTGCCTTGAGGCCCTGACCGCTGGGGCTGATCTCAACATAGGCGATGGAGCCAATGGCGTCGAGGATTCTAACTGCCCATGGTGCTATCTGGCCGTCATCGTAGAAACAGCCGTCAAGATCAATTCCTAGCCAGTTCCCGTCCTCGCCTTTAATACCAAGACCCAAGGCCAGACCAACATTGTCGCCGTTATCATTGTGATACGACAGCCACTTGGTTGCCTCCTCGAATGACGTGAAGGTGCCTCCGTCACCGTTGGTGCTCTGCCCGTTCCTGAGGAACTTGCCGCACTTAGTTGGCATCTTCTGCCATTTACCCTTGTTGCTCATCGTGTACCGCCACAAGAACCATCGGTCAACTGACCTCAGGCCCTCGGGTATATTGTCCAGCTGGACCTCATCAATAGCAGGCTTTTCGACTCCAGTCATTACTCTCTCCAAATTGTGAAATAGACCCGGCTTACTCCCGCCGGACAGCACCAACTTAGCGTTTTATCGCCAATTGGTCAAGGAATACTTGAATTCAATGGTTATTCAAGAGGCAAAATTGAAAATCTCAGACGCCAAAAATGGCTGAGACACGGGGAAAACTACTATATAATATAATAATAATAATAATTCAATATATTCAATACCATACCCCATGTGTCTCTCCTCCCTTTCCCTGAGGGTACCCTTGAATTAATTGAATTTCTTGAAAATGCCTTTTTACGCCTTCCCGAAGGAACCATTTGACAAGGTTGATGTCGTTCGCTAAGATTACACACATCGCCAGCACGTTGCTGGCACAAAACACACTTTTTTGGAGAATGAGAACATGGAACTTTACGATTTGATTGCCAAGGCATCTGAGTCGCCACACAGGTCGCAGGGTCGACAGAGAGAGGTCGCTGTCGCACTCGCACTGAATTTTGGTAGCATCAACTACAATAATCTTCAGATTGAACGTGCCTACAGTCACAAGGGCATCCTAACCATTGAGGTCAGTCGAGATCCAGCAAGTGAAGCTGAGTTTGAATCTTGGAAGTCTCTGGCGGATTACTTATCTACCTCTTGGAATGCTGTAACAGGGTACGAGCACAACGTGTCGATTGCTGCACCCAGCAAGTGGATAAATATCTAGGGAAAAACTTTCCCAAAAAAAGTAAAGTTAGTGCTTGAGGCCCGCCGATAGCACCTGTATCATGGGAGACATGCAAGCGAGACTTGCTGAAAAACAACTATTTGACAGCCGCCGTCAAAACCGTAGAATGGCGGCATCAACTCAACCCCCTCCTTAAAAGGAACCGCGACAATGAGACTTTCAATCAACGAGATCAAGAGGAGCATCAACGCCCACCGCAAAGTTAGCTTGCACAGCATCGCACAGGCAGACGACGGGATCGTCCACGTCAGCTGTGTCGCAGGGTATGCACTGGTAGAGGCCAGCTTCCCGCCATATGCAGAGCACGTCGGTGACCTCCTTGATGTCATCTCGGTTCTGGCCGTGGACGGGGCAATCGACTGGAAGGTTGCCAAGTGGATTAAAATTTCCTAAGTAAAGCAGACGGAGAAAAGCAATGGTTACTTTTTACTGTGTCGGTGATTACCCGCGAGACGACAACTCGGCCTACTGGGTCGTGCGGCATAGCTCAGGCTACAAGCGGTGGTGTTGGACTGCTTGGTATCGAGACGAGATGATCAAGGTATTCGAGGAGTGCGAGAAGGACGTCAGAAAAGCTCAGTGCATACTCCCGTATGCCACGGAGGAGACGCTGTTCGGCCTTGCCATGCTGGGCAGGATCGAATCTGGGTACGAGACGTGCGGGTTCCCCTTGGATGAGCACGGAAAGGGAGGGCACTACTACGGATGAGCTACATACAGGCATATCTAGTGCTGACGGGGCTTATGGTCCTGTCAGCAAGTATGGTGATCGCGTGGTGCATCGCCACTGACGAAAAATATATGAAGAATGTTTGGAAGGATGACGATGAACTATAATGAGGCGGAAACGCTTAACTACATAATCCAGATAATCAAGTCAGGAAAGAAAACGGGAGTCAAGAGATGAGCAAGATCAGAGCTACAGCGTACTACGAAAAAGAGATGAAGCCAATTTGCCGGATCTTCGTCGAGAACTATACACAGGGCGTTGAGGCTCTGTATGACATCCTAGAGCTTGTTCCGCCCGCCTTCTACAAGTCAGACGTGGCGTTCACCGAGAACCAGCCTATGGTTGCCCCTGTGGACGCCGAGGAGTATCGGTTCATAGGCGAACGTGTCAAGGACTGGTACAAGATTGCCGAGGGGCTGTCTGAGCTAAAGACCGAGGACATCTTTGATGTCATTAAGTTTGTCCAGCTGGTGCTTGACGCATACGGCGAGGGAGACCGTGGCCCTATCGTTGTCGTCAGTCAGGAGGTCGGACAATGTACCGAGTAAGATACCTGCCCTTGGGCGTGAAAAACATTCAGCAGAAAATCATATACATCTCCTTGCAAGATGTTAAAGATTATGGTATGGTAGACGCATCAGCGAAAATGTTGGGCTGTTTAGTAAGTGACATCAAGTCTGTGGAGTGCATAGATGAATGAACTGTTTGAGGAAGCCTCGGCATTGTGCATGGTCAAGCTGTACCCGGTCCATCAGATGAACGATGGTTGTTGGGCAGCAACCAACAGCGGCGGTCGCAAGCGGTTTGTGATCGGCTACTTAGACAATGGTTCCGTTTTTGTTGAGGAGTTTGGAGCATGATTAAGTGGGTATTGAAGAAGTTTGGTTATGTTCGTGAGTCTGCTATTGAAGCTGCACTAGTCTACTACACAGGCCGAATACAAACTCAGAAGGCGACGATTGACACGCAGACGAAAATGCTGTATAAAAGGAACAGGGAAATCAAAGACCTGAAAGAAACAATCCAAATTTTAAGGAACGATTACTATGCGTGATCTAGCATGTGTGTTGCTGCTGTGTGCAGCGTTTTTTCTTGGTGTACTTGTTTTTGGAGTTTAGGAGATGAGCGAATATGATTGGTTTACTTGCATTGTTGCTGTTTTTGGTGGCAGTATCCTTGGTGCGGTTATTCTATGGGATTTACTAGAGGAGCTAAAGAAATGAGCAAAACCAACCCGAAGCACTATCAGTTCGAGAATGGCATTCAGGTCATTGACCTCACAAGCCAGCTTGACTTCTGCTCAGGCAACGTAGTAAAGTACGT